CGGCACGCTGTCGACATCGATTCCGCTGGCGGGCGCCGCCGTTAGCCAGGCGAGCGCGAGCGGCACGATGGCCGGCGCGGGCGCCGCGCTGGCTGGTTCAGCTGCGGCGGTCGCTGGTGGCACGGGCGCGTTGAAGACGTCGATCGCGCTGTCGGGCACAGCTGGTGCGCAGGCAACGGCGGCCGCGGTGCTCACGACGAAGGTTGCGCTCGCCGGCGCTGGCGCCGCGCAGGCGGTGGCCGCCGGCACATTGAGCGCGGGCGCGACTGTCCCTGGCATCGACATTTCGCAAATTTCACCGGCGCACATCGCGGTATTCGACGGCAGCGGTAGCCGGATCGCCGTATTCGACGGCACCGGTACCAGAACGCTCATCAACGGAATGACTATGAAACTTCCAACGCCGGTCAACGGCAAGATGACGGTCGATCGGGATCCAGACGAAATCAGCTGGTACGGCGCCGACATCACGCAGGAACTGATTGACCGCGCCACCACGCCGCTGGACCAGACCAAGGTCGTCCCGATCTTGGAAGGCGTCGCGCTGCTGCAGGGGCCCCTCATTCAAACGGCCACCGTGGGCGGCGTGACGCGCACTTATGTCGTCGTGCTGCTCGGCGGCGTCGACGGCCCGCTGCCGGACGATTGGCACTGGATAGCACGGGTGCCGTGCACGAACAGCGAGCGCTTCGACAAAACGACCTATTTCAACAAGGTGGACACGTGAACTTCAACGTTGCTGATTTACCGGCCGTGCGCGCGCAGCTCGAGCGCGACGCCGCGGCCGCCAAAGCTGCAGCGCCGGCTCGGCCGCAATACGCACGCGCGCCGGCGGCGCCAGGTGTGCAGGCTGCTGGCGCCCGGCCGGCTGCGGTGCATGGGAGCACGCGATGACGACGCGCCAAATTGCATCGCCGGTCCTGATGGCGGTGACGCTGGCCGATGCAAAGGCCACGCTGCGAATCGATGCCGACGAAACCGCGTTCGATGCGCAGCTGGGCATCTGGATCGCCGGCATCACCGGCGAGGCCGAGCACGCCACTGGCCGCGCGTTCATCAACCGGCCGATGCGCGTCACGCTAGACCGCTTCGATGATGCAATCCGCCTGAGCGCTCCGACGTTCAGCGTGGAAAGCGTGGGCTTCGTCGACGTGGCCGGCAAGGCCCAGCTTCTCGACCCGGCCGACTACTACGCCGACACCATCACCGAGCCGGGATACGTCGTTCCTGCGAGTGGCCGCGCTTGGCCGGCGACGGCGGCGCGCCTGAACACGGTGACGGTCGACTACACAGCCGGCTACGGTCCGGACGCGACCACGACGCCGGACGCGGCGAAGCTCTACATTCTGGCGCGCCTGATGGAGCAGTGGGATCCGCTCGTCAAGGAGTTCAAGGAAACAGTGCGGTCCAACTTCAGTGGGCGTTTGCTCGACAGCCTCAAGGTGTATGGATGACCAATGCAATGGCGCTCGACAAGCGCGTGCTGCTGCAGGTGAAGGGCCCTGCGCTCGACGGGCTAGGCAAGCGGGTAAAAAGCGCCGACAACTGGGTCAACGTGCTGCCCGCGGACGGGAAAATCTGGGCGCGCATCAGCGATATGACGGGACGCCAGTACGTGGCCGCCGGCGGCACGCAGAACGCGGTGCAAACGGAGATCCTGATCCGGCACCGCGCCGGCGTGCTGCCGAGCATGCGCGTGCTCTACGCCGGGGTGCCGTACGACATCCAGGCCGTGCTCGAGCGCGATGCGCACTGGACGACCCTGATGTGCACGAAAGGACTATCGAATGGCTGATCTGAAAATTACCGGCCTCGACGACGTGCGTCGGCGCATCGAGGGCGTCAGCGACAAGTTGGTCAAGAACGTGCTGCGTTCGGCTGTGCGCCAGGGCGCCAACGTCGTGCGCAACCAGGCGCGGGCAAACTTCAATGGCGCCGTCGGCCCGAACGACGTCACCACCGCGCTGCGATCGTCGATCCGCGTCACGCCGCGGCGTGGCACGCCGACCCGCGTATCGGTCAGCGTCGTCGCCGGCGAAATGACGAAGGCGCAGACGAAGAAGTTCGGCATCAACTCGGCCTTCTACGCGCTGTGGGTCGAAAAGGGCCACATCAACCGGAAAGCCGGCCAGGCGCTGCGAGGCAGCAAGGCCACGCTGAAAACGATTCGCGAGGCGTCGACGAACAACACGCCGGCGCACCCGTTCATGCAGCCGGCCATCGAAACGAAGGCGCAAGAAGCGCTCAACGTCATAGTGCAGGCCATCGGCGAGAAGCTGCCCGAGGTCGCGACGTGAGCGCGCACGCGGCCATCCTGGCGCTGCTGCAGGCATCGCCGGACCTCGTCGCGCTCGTCGGTGCCCGCATTTTTCCCGACCAGATGGATGATCCGCCGGTGTACCCATCGGTGACGTTCCAGAAGATGGGCGGCGGCGGCGCACGCGGCGCGGTGTCCAGCCCGGGCCTGATGCGCGCCACCTTCCAGGTGTCGACCTGGGCAGAGTCCCGCCTCGAGGCGGCGCAGATTGCGGCGACGGTCCGCCGAGCGCTGGATCGCAAGCGAAAGATAACCGCAGCCGGCGTGCCGATCGACGACTGCTTCTACGGCAGCGACCTCGATCTGGTCGACCCGGACACCGGCGTGTGCTTCAACCACATGAGTTTCACCATTCACTACCGCGAGGCGACGTGACGAAGACCGAACAAATTATGGCCGCCATACAGACGGTGCTCACTGGCGCCGGCCTGGCTGTGCGCGAAGACACCGCGGAGCTTTACAGCTTTGAAGGCGCGCGCATCCTGCTCGATTGCGGTGACGAATATCCGGATCCGGTCGTCGGCATGGGCTTCGTTTATTGGAACCTCGCCGTGCAGCTGCTGGTGGGCGCGGAAGGCGCGGTGCCGAAGCTGGCGCCCGAGACGGCGCGCGCAGCCGCACACGTCGCGCTCTACGCCGATCGCACACTTGGCGGCGTGGTCCTCGATCTGGTCGTCGGCGCAGTCTCGCGCGGCATCGACGAAGAAAACCCGGCCCTCGGCATCACGCGGGTCACCTACAACCTGAAATACCGATCCATGGAAGGCACGGCATGAATAACGAACACGAAGGCCAAGGCGGCAGCTACCGCATCGACGAAGACGGCCAGCGCACGCTGGTCGAGCGCACCAAGGAGCGCGCTGACGCGCCGGCCGAGCCGCCGGCCGACGAAGCCACCCAAACCGAACCCGCTACGGCGGGTATTTTTTCGCCGGTCGCTCCGGTTGATCAACCTGCCACTACGGAGTAACCATGACGCTTCTCACTCGCAAACGCACCATTTTCGCCAAGATCGAATCGGTGTATGCCCAGGACCCGGCGCCGACGGCAGCGCTCGACGCGCTCCTGATGAGCAACCTGTCCGTGAGCCCGATGGAAATGACGCTGGCGCAGCGCCAGAACATCAAGGCGTACATGGGCAACAACCCGAACGTCATCGCGGCCACCTACTCGAAGGTCAGCTTCGACATCGAGATGGCTGGCTCCGGTACCGCGGGCGTGGCGCCGGCGTATGACGAGTTGTTCCGCGCCTGTGGCCTGTCGGCGACCACGTTGGCAGCCGCCGTCACCGGTACTGCAACCGCGGGCACGGTCAACGGCATGTCGCTGGCAACGACGGCGTCGGCAGTGGATGGCGCGTATGTCGGCTTGACGGTCAATCTCACCGGTGGCGCCGGCGCTGGTCAGAGCGCTGTTATCGCCAGCTACGTTGGCGCGACGAAGGCCGCGACGTTCACCGCGCCGCTGGCGACGGCGGCATCTACTACCACGGTGTACACGATCCCCGCGCAAGTCGTCTATCAGCCGGTTTCGACCAATCTGGAATCGATCACGCTGTACTGCGCTGTCGACAGCGTCAAACACGTCGTCGTCGGCGCGCGCGGCACTGTCTCACTGAAGGCCAGTGCGCAGGGCATCCCGATGTGGAGTTTCGCCTTCACCGGCCTGTACGTGCCGCCGACCGATGCGGCCATTCAGAATCCGAACTTCACGCAGTACGCCGCGCCGCTGGCGATCAACAACCAGAACACGTATGCCCTGAACATCTCCGGCTACACCGCTGCGGTCGTGAGCGACTTCAGTCTGGACCTGGCGACGTCCGTCACGTTCCGCTCGCTGCCGGGCGGAACTGAAACCGTTCCGCTGACGGACCGCCAGCCGACTGGCTCCATCACGTTCGAGGCCACGACCGTCGCCGCGAAAGACTGGTGGACGATGATGAAAACCGTGGTGCTGGGCCAGTTCTCGGTCACCCACGGCAAGACCGCCGGCAACATCGTCAAGATTGACTGCCCGCAGCAGCAATTGGACAGCCCTGCCTATGCGGACAAGGACGGCATCACGATGCTGACCTGCAAGCAGACGTTCAATCCCCTGAACGGGAATGACGAAACCACAATTTGCTTCATGTAACACCGGCGCAAGCCGTCACCGAGCACCGGCCGGCCGCCGTCGCCTATCGCGGGCGCGGCGGCTGGCACGGGCAATAAATCTCCCCGCGAAAATAGGAAAACCATCATGTTCGTCATCACCACCTCGAAAGACAAAACCATCAACTGGCCTGTGAAGGTCGAGATCGCTGCCGACGGCGGCAAGATCAATAAGTTCGAGTTCACCGGCATCTTCAAGCTGCTCGACGACGCCGACCGCAAGGCGCTGGTCGAGGCCGCACCGTCGATCGATATCGACGACGTCAGCGGCGACCAGGTCACCGTGGAAGAGATCGACTGGAAAGAGCAATCGGTCGACAGCATCCTGAAGGTCATGACGGACTGGAAGCAGGTCGTGGACGAGAACAAAACGCCGATCGACTTCAACCGCGACAACCTGCTGGCTGCGGCCCGCAGCGTGCACGGCGTGAGCATCCTGCGCGCCATCAACGTCGCCATGCGCGAGATCGCGCACGGCGTCCGCGAAAAAAACTGAAAGATGCCGCCGCGTATTGGGCGCGCGGCGGCAGCGACGACGGCAAGGCTGCACAGGACGACTTCGACCTGTGGGGCGTCGCATCCAACGAGTCGGCGGCCTGGATCGGCGTCGACGATCAGCCCGCTCATTTCGAGGTTTGGCGCGAGAACTGGCTGATCCTCGAGGTGTTCCTCGCGATGAGCACGCAGTGGATCTGGACGGGCGGCATGGAGCCGCGCCGCGCTGGCTTCAATCTGTGCGCGCTGCCGGTCGTCTACGAAGGCCTGTCGGTGCCGCTCGAGCAGCGGCCCGAAGTGTTCCAGGGCTTGAAGGTGATGGAGGGCGCTGCGCTCAACATCTTGAACCAGTAATTTTCGAGGAATCGACATGCCAGTAGCAGTAACCGTCGGCGGCTTAATCATCAATTTGAGCGCAAATACCGATCAGCTCAAAACCGACATGGCTGGTGCATCCGCGACCGTCCAAACGTCATCGAGCCAGATCGTCAACGCGTGGGCCGGCGTCGCTGGCGCGACCGATAACGCGACCCAAGCCGGCGCGCGCATGGTCAAGCAGCTCAAGGACGAGATCGCCACGTTCGGCATGACCAACCAGGAGCTGGCGCAGCACAAGGCAAACCTGAGCGGTGTGGGCGCCGAATACGATGCGCTGACCCAGCGCCTCAACGCGATGCGCAGCGCACAGGCTTCGTTTGGGCAGGACCTGGGCGGCGCGAGCACCGCGCTGCGCACGCATGGAGCCGCGGCGAGCGAGGCCAGCAGCCACGTCGAGGAATTCGGCTTTCAAACGGCCGCTTCGAAGCGCGAACTGCTGGTGTTGGCGCACGAGCTGAGCCAGGGGAATTTCAAAAAGTTCGGCGGCTCGATGCTGGTGCTGGCCGAGCAGACCGGCGCCGCTGGCGCGCTGTTCAGCGCGACCGGCCTGGCCGCCATCGCCTTCGCCGCCACCGTGGTCGCCGTAGGCGTGGCCGTCGCAAAGGGTGCGGAGGAGCAGCGCGAAATGGACAACGCGCTGATCACGACCGGCAATTACGCCGGCGTGACGAGCGATTCGCTCAACGACCTGGCGCACGCGGCCACGGCCAGCGGCGGCAGCCTGAGCGAAGCGAAAAAGGCTGTCACCGAACTCGCCGGTACCGGCAAGTACACGGGCGACCAGATTGGCCTGATCTCCGATGCAGCGGTGGCCATGGAGCACGCTACCGGCCAGTCGATCGACAAGACGCTCGAGCAGTTCGAGACCCTGTCGGTTCAGGGCTTCGGCAATTCGGCACGGGCGACCGAAGTCGTTTCGAAGGCAGCGCTGAAGCTCGACGACACGTACCACTTCCTCACTGAATCGGTCTACGAGCAGATCCGCGCGCTCGAGAAAGAGGGCGACCAGAAAGCGGCCTCGGCGCTGGCGACGGAAACGTTCGCCAAGGTGACGAAGGACCGCGCTGACGAAGTCATTGGCAACCTGGGCTATGTCGCGCGCGCGTGGAATGGGATCAAGGAAGCGATCGGCGGCGCCGGTGATGCCGTGGGCGACTGGGGCAAGAAATCGACGGCAGCATCCGAAGTCGCGCGGCTGCAGGCGCAGGCCGATGCCAAGAACCCGCGCACTGGCGCCTACCTGGTGCAGGACGATCCGACGACCGGCCGCGGCGGCGCGCAGCTGGGCATGGACCGCACAAAACTGCTGAACGACTTGGCCGCAGCGCAGGCCAATCTCAACGCGGTGAACCAGAAGGCGGCGGCCGACAGTACGAAGGCGATCGCCAACAGCGAAGCGCTGCACGCCGCCCAGCGCGTGATGGCAGACGATACCCGTCTGGGCAAAACTGGGATGAGTGAGCTGCAGGTCGCAATCCAAGAATACGGCCAGGACTTGGCCAAGATAGCGGCCGGCAACCCGGGCAGCAAGCTGCTCGACCAGGATGCTGTGAACCAGCACATGGCGCTGATCATCAAGGCGCACACGGTGGCAGCCAAGGGAAATGACGACCGCGCCGCGCTGCTGCAGGATGCGCTAAGCAACGAGCAGGCCGGACTCGATCGCGAAAAGTCGATCTACGACGCGCGTGACAAGATGCTCGACCTGTACCACACGAAGTTCGACATGTCGGATGCGGATTTCTACGCCGGCCGCGAGGCGGCGCGCGCCGAATACGTCGCGTCCGAGGGGATCACGTTTGCCAAGGAATCAGCGCTGCTGACGGCATCCATCGCGCAGGCCCGTAATCC